ACGTCCTCCATGTCAGTTTCGTCGTGCTGGAGGAGGGGGATGGTGCGGATGGAGTCCTCGCAATCGTCGAGGAAGTAGATCATCGGGCGACCATCTTGGCCGACCAGGCGGTAGCGGAGTTGCTCCCAGCCCGGCTTGCGCTTGTTGTCGGCCCGACGCCAGTTGCAGCCGTTGACGGCCATCAGCTCGGCGATGGAAGGGCCGCCGTCGCGGATGTAGATGGAGGGGTCAGCCACGCCAAACCGTACCCGCTCGGCGACCTCGCGCTCACGGATACCTTTAGCGACCAGGGCGGCATCCATCTTGAGGCCGATGTTGGGGCCTTTAGCCCCGTACCACTCGCGGTACTTGACGATGGCGCCGCGGGGAAGGTCCCAATTGCCGTCGCTGACCGCGTACCAGCCGCAGCTGAAGGGCCGGGCGGAGCCCCAGTCAAACGCGCGGTAGCGCAGGGCGTCGCGGGGGATCTTCTTGAGCCACTCACGGGAGTCGAGCACGTGCTGCTCATTCCACTCGTCGAAGAAGGCGCCGTCCACGATGTCCCAATCGCCTTGGAGCCAGGCCTTGACAAGGGACTCGGAGCCGGCTTGGCGGAGGCGGAGGATATAGGTCGGGTCGCTATCGAGGAGCTTGCGGTTGTCCCAGACCTTGGAGGGGATGAACACGCGGGAGAGGCTGACCTTGATCGTCTTGCCGTCGATCTCGAGGTCTTCGCTATCCGTGATGATCTGGTAGCCGCCAGGGCAGGGGGCGATGTAGCGGGCCTTGACCCAGTTGTGCCCCGGACCGCCTGGGTTACCGGTGAGGCGAAGGCCGCAAGGGACGCCGGCCGCGGAGCGGAGCGTCGCCTTGAGCTTCATGATGGGGGTTGGAGAGGGGAACTGGGTCGCCTCTTCAATGTAGATGCGGGTGAAGGACTTGCCCTGGTAGTTCTGGGCATCCGAATCGCGCTCGAGGTACTCAAACGCCAACCGGGCACCGTTGGGCCAGGTCCACGTTGTCTTGTTCTCGTTGAACTTGCCACCCAGGTGCGGGAAAAGCATTTTGGTCCGCGCGATAACGTCAGAGAGGTCGGCCCGCTTCCGGCGGAAAAAGGCGCCGTTGACGTGCTCCCCGTAGGAGTTCATATGCTCCATCCAGTCGCCGATGGAGCTTTCGGTCTTGCCGCCGCCTCGGGCGCCGCCGTAGAAGACTTCGAAGACGGGGCACTCGATGAGGGCGGTCTGGGGGCCCGGTTGGGCTTCCCAGAGGACCTTGGTGTCGGCTCGGATGGTCATGGCTTTGCCTGCATGTGGGCCCAGACTTGCGGAAGAAACTGCTTGATGATGGCCTTGTATTTTTCGGGATTCCAAGCAGTAGAAGGTACGAAAACAGCCATCGAATCGTCAGCAGCAGAGATTTGAACGCCCTTGGCTCCCGTGGAATCTAGTCCTTTGGCAACATCTAAGCCAGCTTCTTTAAGAAGCTCTGTAAAATTGGCGATGTCTTCTCCCATCGTGGTCCCGCCCCCGATCACATCAGCCTCATGGTCCTTGAAGCTCCCTGCGACGTTTTTCCAAGGGATGCCGGTTGGGGAGACGTCAAGCCAATCGTCGACCGAAGCTGCCGGCTCAAGCCCCTTCGCCAGCGCGTCGATTTCCGCGTCGAGGGCAGCGTCTCCGGTGGAGGTGAGGGGCTTCGACAATGCAGCCATCGTCTTTTCTGGCGTCGCATTCCCAATCTTGACCCCTTGCTGCACTAGCAACTTGATCACATTGTCCTGCACCCAAGACGGCGCTTTCCCGATAGCTTGCAAGAGGGTCTCAGGTGCAATCTTTCCACCCCAATGGGCGATGATCGCCTGCGCAACGTCGCCTTCAGCGGCTTCGACGTCCCAGTCCTTGCCGAGGACTTTGTCCAAGACGCCGGCGGGGGTTGAGGGCTCACCGATGAGGTCGGGGATCGGGGCGGCCTTGGCCTTCATGATCTTGGGCAGGAGCGTGTCGAACTGCTCGAGGGCGGCAGTCGCCGAGGCCCCGTGGGAGGCCCAGCTGGCGGCCATGTCGGTCTTCCCCTCGGCCGTAAAAAAGGCAGCCATCTGCTTACCGTAGTCTGCCTCGTCTTGGAGATATTTGACCATGTCCGCCGGGGTGGCCTTCCCCTTGGCGGTAGTAAGGAACTCTTGGATAAATTCGGGATTGATGCCAGCGGAGTGGCTTGTCCCCACCGGGGTGGGTGGAAGAGCCGCTTTGGCCTGCGCGGAGGCCGCTTTCCAGTCGCCGAAGGTGGTTTTGGTAGGCTTGGGGGCTGCCGCCAACTCACCCCAAGATTGCCAAGGCTTTGGTACCTTTGCGAAGGCAGCTTGCACCTTGGCAAAGGCGTCCTGATGGGCCTTGGTATCGTCAGCCACATCATCCGGATGGAGATTTGAGTAGTCAAACAGCGCTTGCTGCAGGTCATTGTCGTTGGCCTTCCCAGCGAACTTCTGCAGCTCAACCATGTGGTGATCTGGAATCCAGTCGCCGTCAGGGACCCAGACAGGGGGCTTTTTGGGGCCGTCTACGGCGACAGCCTTGGGCGCTGTGCTAAAAACGTCATCCAGACCCGCGAGGTGCTTATTTGTCTCCGGAAGCGGCTTCCAGCCATTCTGCTTCATAACCTGAAGCGTGGCCGCGAGGGCGTTACTGTACTCCTCTTTCAAGGCAGCGGAGGTGATCGTGGGCAGCGTCTCTGCGAGATACTTCAGGTGATCCTGAGCATCGGCCTCGGTGGAGAGCGCGTTTGTCATGTCTTCCAGGAGCGCCGGTTCCACATCGGTGTGGAAGTAGTCGGCGGCGTTTGGCAGATTGCTTTGGCCTTTTCCCGGCCAAGCTGTGGCCTTTTGGGCGCCTTTTTGGGGCCATTTACTGGTGCCCGCCAACCCAGTCAGATACGGCGCGGGGGTCTTCGGCAGGTTGCGCATATCCTGCGGGAGCTGCAGAGCCTGACCAATCGGCTGTCGGCGAGCAAGGCCGTACTCCCCCTGGAAGCGCTTCATCGCGTCAGGAGTAAGGGTCCCTGGGTCGAAACGCTCGACGGGGAGGTTGTCCAACGTCCGCCGTAACCGCGCGGCGTCGGAACCGCCTCCCATAACGATGGCACCGGCCCAGTTCTCTTCGTTGAGCGGGGTGAGGCCCTGGGGCTGCAGTTCGGCGTATTCAGCAGGTACCTGAGAAAACTTTTTCCGGTACTTTGCGGCAGTTCCTCCGATCTCAGTCATCACGTCAGAGCCGTAAGCATTCATAAGGCCCTGGAGAACCTGCTCGCGCTCAGCCCGGCTGCCGAAGATCAGGGGACGCGTGATGGAGGAGAAACGGGCCTCGTCCGCAGAGGTCGCCATCGGGATGCCAACGCCTTTGGCCGCTTCCCTCATGTCCTTACGGTAAGCGTTGTACAGGAGCTCCACGCCGGCAATGACCTGGCTCTTGGGGCCCTCGATCAGGGTAGCAGCACCAGCAGGGCTCGCCTCGTACTGCGCGAAAGAGCGGAAGTGGGGGGAATTGGCCAGAGCGGCCTTGTGGCCGGCTGTGTTGGACCAAGTCATCTGGATGGATTGGGGATCGCGCTTGGGAATCTGCTTCCCTTCCCCGCCGATGAGGCGCAGGTTGGCCAGGCCCTTGTCAAAGGCCAGGTTTTCGCCCGTTTTGCCGCCGCCCCACTGATTCAGGGCATAGCTCCCGTGCCGGGGCAGGTACGCGTCCCGGTTGTAGAGGACGGAGGCCGAGGTTGCAGGGTCGAAAGCGCCGATCTTGGGGATGAGGAAGACCGTGCCTTCCAAGTTCTGATCCTTGAACCGATTGACCTTGTTGAGGTTGATCCCGATACTCGGGGAGTAGAGCATGTTCGGGCCGAGGTCCCGCCGAGCGGTCTCGAGCCCACTGATGTCGGTCGCGTGACTCGGGATGAGAGACTCCCAGCCGCCAAGGCGAATCGCGCCCTGCTGCGACCGGAAGCGGCCAGAGGCCTTCACTTGGTCATCAAGGAGGAAAGCAGCCGTTTTTCCAAGCCCTTTGAGGCCGAGGGTAGCGGTCGGAGCGGCTAGCCCTACCGTGTCCAGCACGTCCCCGTACTGCTTCGCGTAGCTCGACTCCCGCTTGTCGACGACGGGATGCCCCGCTCGGGCGTTGGCGATGGTCCGAGAGGCGCCTGCGAGGCCGGTCAGTTCGGCGACGGGAGTCAGCGACGTCCCGCGAGGGAGTTCAACACCTGAGGTTGGGTCGACAATCGGCTCGGAAAGGCCAGAAGTCAACGCTTGGATGAGCCGCTCGTACCAGGAGGGCTCAATCGCCTGCATCGAGGCGTTATTCGGCCCGGAGCCGGGGTAGGGGCCGGCCATTGGCTACCCCTTGCGGCAGACGGCGGTGGCATCCTTCTCCGAGACCTTGGTCGCGATGCCGAAGAAGCCCCACATAGAGACGATGAAGGGGGTGTCACCGCTCGGGGTGCAGACGATGCGGTTCTCCAGCATGCCGCCGGTGGAAGCGCAGCCACTGAGGAGGGCGACGGCGAGGATCAAGGCGTAGCGTTTCATATTCACTCCGTTTTTTGTGCGGGGGTGGGAGTCCCTGCTTCGATGACGAGGGCGTCAAGAGGGCGGGGGGCGTACCGGGCCCCCCATGCCGCTTCATCTGGGGCTTTTGCCGGGAGGTTGATGACAACCATCGGGCCACCATCCCCCTCGCCCCGGCTGCGCGCCCCGTAACCTGCGGCGTCCAGCACCACCTTGGAGGCCTGGATGAGGTCGTTGTCCTTCATCGGGATGATGCCGGTCAGGCGGTCGTGGAGGCGCTCGATGCTGGCGTGGGCCGCGGCCTCCAGTTTCTCCTTCATCGGGGCGAGGATGGGGGCGTAAACTTCCTCCCTGCGGGCCTTCAGCGCCACCTGGAACGCATCCGAGCGGACAACGGTGGAGATCCAGACCTCCGACCGCCCGAACATCCGGGCCAGTTCCCTCTGCGTCATCGCGGGGTTGCCCACGAGGACCTCAATCATCGCCTCGTGGCTATACCGCACCTCCTGCAGTTGCACGGGGGTGTAAGTGGAGTCGGCGGCAGCAGGATGTCCCATGCGGCTGGTTATAAGCCGGCCGGGGCAAAACTGCAACACGGGAGGGTTTAGGTCCACTAGCACTAAAGGTGGCCCGGCCGACCCCCGGCCTGCCGACAAGACCCCCCGGCCCCGTGTGGAGTGGGCGCAACACCCAGGCGCCCCGTTGCGTTTAGGCTACAGCCTGTGGTGCCAATGCGACACGAGGCGGGGATGTGTAACCATGTGTAAAGGTAGGCGATGGGGGGTTGACAATGGGTTAGGGGCGCCGATAATCGAACCCACACCGGCACCCATAACGCCCAAGCCGGTTGACCCCATAGGGGTAGGGCAACCTAGGAGAGATACATTATGGCTACCCCCGCAATTTCGATGGCTATCGACAACGGCCGTCTGGTTATCACGTTCGATAACGGCAGCGACCCGATTACCGTCAACCCCGCCGATATGCCCAGCGCGCTGAATGAAACGGCCGCGCTCTCGGGCTACATGCACCGGTTGCGCGATTGTTCGGCCCTGTCCATTGTGGACGGCGTGCGGCCTACGACGGACCAAAAACGCGCCGAGATCGTCCGGTTGGTGGACCACATGACCACGACAGGCGAATTCTACCGTAACGGCGGCGGAGACGGCACAGGGTCCGATGGCCTGCTGGTGCGCGCCCTGGCCGAATCGTGCGGGATTGATCTGGAAGCCGCACGGGCTACCGTGGCGGGGTGGGACAAGACATTCCAGGCCGCGATGCGTCGTGACCCGGAACTGGCCCCGATCATCGCCCGGATGAAGACGGCCAAACCCGTGGCCCCTGACGTGGTGGCGAAGACGCAATCGGTACTCGCGGCATTGCGCGCCAAGGCCGCCTGATCCCCCCCCGCGCCCCTAAGACCCCGCCCCCTCCGGGGGGTTTCCCCAGGGTCCAATCCCGGGCCTTGGGCAAACCTAGGAGAAAACAATGGACCTCCATTATGTGATGTGGTTCGAGCAACCCGCCGGCCTGACGTTCAAAATCACCGTGTCGGTGCGCAATGGTACTAACGCCGAGGTTATCGCCCTGGCGCAGCTGAATTGGGACGCTAACGTCAACGCGGGTTGTAGGGCCATTAGCGCCAGGCCGTAGCCTCCCCCCGCCCCCCAAGACCCCGCCCCGTGCGGGGTTTTTTGGCTCCGTCGTGTAACCAAACGTAACGGACGACGCGTTTAAACGGCGATAGCGGACCTATCGTCGGACTGGCTACTATCCTAGGGGCACGGCCATTGGGGCGCGTTTTGGGCCGTTTCCCGCCCCGCACGGGGCACCCCCGCCCCCCGACCTCCCCCGCCGTGCCACGCCCCCCGCCCCCGCCCCGTGGGTCTCCCCCATGTGCCCAGGCGGGTACGGTGGCGGGTGCGCGTGATGTCCCCGCGTTTTCCGTTTCGGTGCTGGTGTTAGGTACGGTGTTAGGTACGGAGCTACCGTTCCCGGTTGCAACCCCGTCCCGCAATAGGGGGGGTGTATAAGTGTGTTACATTCAGTTACATTTTTTTTTCTAAGCACCCCTCCACTCAACTCTAGGCCTTAACCCCTACCTATGGTGATACAGGGGGCTTTTTGGCTACGTTTATAGGCGCCCCTAACCATACCCCCGGCGGGGCGGGGTTGCACCCAGGTTAGTGCGCTGTGTCCCTGCCACTAGCACCTACTATAAGCACCTATAGGCGGGGTTTGCGGAAAACGGGGACCGACCCGCCCACAGTCACGCCATTGCCCCCCTCCCGCCCTACCGGCGATAATGGACGTCTACGGGGCATGTTGCCCCTTAACGGAGGCTCTATGCCCAGACAGAGGAACTTGGTTGCTTACCCCAATGCGTACTATTGGGGACTGGTGGAGAAGGTCATGGCGGAAGGCCGGGTGCTGTTCCCGTGTGAACGGAGGCAGGCGGTGACGCTCCAGGGGGAGTTCTACACCTGGAGACGCCTTTGCGAGGCAGACCCGCTCGGGGCCGCGCAATACGGGATCAGGGCCGATGCCCTGCGCAACGTGGCGCTGCGTGCGACGGATGAGGGCCTCGTTGCGATGCCGGAGGCGGAGCTGTTGGGGCCGCGGATTCTGGGGGCCGTGCTTGGGCCGATAGCGCCACGCGGGGCGGAGCCGGATAGCGGGGCAGCGCTTGCGGCGGAGGCGTTGGCTCGGCTCCGGGGGACGCTAGACGGGGAGCCCACGTGAAGCGGCCTGAGCAGTATCCCCATGCGTTCCACGCTGCGCTGCAGACCGGAGGCGCGGTGCTCATGGCGGAGAACCTGCCATGGACGACGAAGTCAGCCCGGAATCGGTTCTATGGGTTCTTGGGGGCAGTGAGGGCGGTTGCAGCGCATCCGTTGCGGGCGCAGGCGGAGCTGCCTTGGACCGTGACCGCGACGGAGACTGCGCTCGTGATTAGCCTCCGCCCCCGGAATAAGCGGAGTCAACCCAGGACGGAAATCGGGGCGGATGCCCGACAAGTCTTAAAAACACTTCTTGACAAGGGTGCGCCGGGGGGATAATGTACGGGTTCGCCATCGGGGGCGGCATACTTGCAGGCACCGACCCCGGCTGGTTCACCCCCTTAATTGCCCGCAATCACCTGGAGCCTATCATGGCCGAAAAGAAGACCCCTGAGATCCTGACCGTCAAGATGGACGATGGCCGCATCGTTGACTTCACGGGGAAGACCCGACTGCTCAAAGACGCCAGCTACGACGCCACGCACGTCTTTGTGCGCATGGACTTCCGCAACGGCGAGACCCGCACGTTCAAGACCCCGCACGGCCAGGCCGACGCCGCTGTGGGTGCGTTCGCCATCACCTGCATGGGCCACGGCCTGGAGCAGAAGCTGGGTGACGTGACCAGCGGCATCGACGCCATCGAAGACGCCATCGAAGCGGTGGACACGCTGATGGCTCGCCTGGAACGCGGCGAGTGGAACGTGGTTGGCGGTGGCGGCACGGGCATGGCTGGTGCCTCCGTCCTGGCCCGCGCGCTGGTGGAAGTCTCGGGCCAACCCATCGCCGTCGTGCGCGACATGCTGGCCGGCATGGACAACAAGACCAAGGCCGCCCTGCGCCTGGACCCCGAAGTCGCGCCGGTCATCAAGCGCATGGAAGCCGAGCGCGATGCCCGTGCTGCCGAACGCGGCAAGACCGCCACGAAGGTGGACACCAGCTCCGTGCTGGCCGGTCTGCGTGCGGGCCAAACGCCGGGCCAGGCCCTGGCCGCCGCCACCGGCGCCTAAGCAATGCGCGGCCGGGCGCTTATCCGGCCATTGGTTGTCTCCTCCTAGCGTTGCCATAACGCTTTAGCCCCCGACGGGAAACCGAAGGGGGCTTTTTTACGCCAGCGCGTAGCGCAAAGACTTGTGGAAGACTTGGGGCATGGGGGTTGTAATGGGCGCCGTTTTGGGTTACATTATCGGGGCCGGTATCCCGTATGCGCCGCATACCCGGTAGAAGGAGACCCCAACATGCAACCACGCGCACAAGCCCTTCGCGCCGCTGCCCGCGCATCCGGCTGGGCAGAGGACCACTACGGCAACCTCAAGATCATCCGGCCAGACGGGCAAACCATCCGGTTGAAGTTCCAACGCATTAGCGTGCGGCTGGAGCGCAACATTGCCACGCCCGGTACGCCTGCGAACTGGCTCGGCATCACGACTGTTTACGATGCCGAGATCAAGCCCGTCATGGGCGACATCAACGGCTGGCAGATCGGCCGCTACATCATCGGGCAGAATGGGCACGCCGTCCAGATCGCCCCCCGCGTCACCGTTCCCGCTCCCGCAACCACAGCCTGAAAGGCAGATCATGCAACTCACTTTCCGCACCCTCATCGCAATGGCAGTGTCCAGGACCCTCGGCCAACAAGCCTTTGCCCAGGCCTGGGCAGTTGGCGCCGATCCCCGCCGTGGCCTAGCCTCCAAGCCTAAGCAAGTCGCTTTCCGCCCCCGTCGCCAGGGCAAGCAGCACCGCACCGATGTCAACGGCTGCGGCCAGCGCGAGCAGCTCCGGGCCTACCGTCGGGCGCAAGGCGGCCCCGGCATCGTTCGCGTAGGCGCTGTCTGGATCAGCAAGTAGTCTGACCCCCGCCAGCAAGCCCTGCCTCGAAGAGGGCTTGCGGCGTGAGTTAGAGGGGCATACCGCCCCCGCACGCTAGGGGAAGAATCATGGCAAGAAGCAACAACAGGCTGGCCGGGAAGGCCAATTTCGACATGCAGGCCCTGGTCCGCGACCACTACGCGGAGAAGAAGCTCCACGACAAGGAGTTTGCGGCCTGGGCCACCGAGCAGCTCGGCGTCACCGTCACCGCAGGCAACATCCAGGGCGCCCGCGAGATCTTCGGCATCGTGAGCACCCGCGACATCCAGCGGGCCACACCGGGGGACGAAGTCGCTGACTTGCGCAAGCGCCTCGCCGCCCTCGAGCAGCGGGTGGAAGTCTACCTGACCGGCTGCACCCTCCCTGGCTGCCCGCAGGTGAAGAAGTGAAAACGGGGCTCCGCGGGAACCTTCTCCCGGAGTCCTACGAGGACTTCCAGATGCTGGCCCCGCACCAGCGCATCCACTCCACCTGCGTTGAATGCGGCAGCGTCTTTTCGAGCGGCAACACGCAGTCCCCTGCAGGCTGGCGCGACACCCAGATCGTTGGCATGTGCGAGAAGTGCTATGACGGCCTTTCCGCCGAAGAGGAGCCCGACAATGGCACTTGACCTCGCAGCCCTGACCGCACGGGTGAAGGCCCGCGTTGAAGCCGACTCCGCCGCGAAGGTGGCCAAGAAGGTTGCCTCCAAGGACCCCGCCAAGGCGGCCGAAGCCCTTGCGTTGCAGAACCTAGCCGACTGGAACACGGTTGCCCTGGTCCTCCGCCACGATAGCTGGCGATGCAGCTGCGGGGCCTCGGGCATAGCGCCTGGGGGCCTCTTCCTCGCGCAGGAGCATAGCCGCATGGCGAACTGCTCCCGGCTTGCGGCGACGGAGATGGGGCCTGACGTGGAGCACCTGCCACGCAGGCAGCAAACCGTCGAGCGCGCGGTGACGCATTGCTTCTTCTGCGCAACAACGGGAGGCTTCACCCGCCTCCACTCCCCCCGCGTCGTTCCGATGCCAGCGGCCCTGACCACCCCCTTTATCAAGCAGGCGGGGCAAGCGGGCAGGGTCCATCTGGACGACGCACCCTTCTGATACCCGAGGCCTCTGGGCCGAGGGTATGAACTATCTGGAGATTTCTATGAGCAAACCCTTTAACGTCAAGGTTGTCCTTGGCGATGCCGAGTATGTGTGTAGCTGCACCTACTCCCCCGAGACTCCCGACACGATGTACCGGAGCAACGGAGACCCCGGCGATCCAGGCGATCCCGAAGAGTTTGAACTGCTGGCGGTTACGCTGGAGTTCGCCCCGAAGGTGAGCGTGGACATCCTCCCCTGGTTGCAGAACCTGGAGATGGAAGGCATCCCGAATCCGCTCGACCGCATTGCGGAACTGGCGCTGCAGGAGTGTCGGGAACCGCAGGGCGATGACTTCCCCGAGCCAGATGATAGCTGGCGGGGAGTGGGCGCATGATCTTCGCATCCATCTGGCAGGCGATGTCCACGCCGAGCTTCATTCCCGACATCCTCCGCGACAGGGTGCGGTATCTCGAATGGCGCGTGCTGGTGAATCAGCGCCGTATGCTGCAACTGCAGCACCTCATCGTGGCGCAGAAAGACGAAGCGGAGTTCCTCAACCGCTGGATCGCGAAAAATGCGCAAGACTTGCTTGACAAGGGGATGGCGGGCGCCGATAATGGGGGCCAAACCGGAGCACAAAATGGCCAGACCCCTTAAACCAGACCCGCCGAGGAAGATGAACATCTCCCTCCCATCCTCGTTAGCGAACGAACTGGAGCTGCGGCTCTATTCGCCGCTTCTGGGCCGGGTGCCGCTGGGCGCCTATTCCCTCTTTTTCGAGACGCTCACGCGTCAAGCACTCGCGGCGGCAGCCGCACAACCACAAGGAGCCGATGATGGCACTCACAGTTGAACAATCGGCCCGGCTGGAGCAGATCCGCGGGCTCATCCTGGCGGGCAAGGGCAGCCCCGAGCTTTCGCGCGAGGGCGTCGAGCTGATGCGCGGGGACCGGAAAGCCGCGCAGGCGTCTTCGACCACGTCCCGGACGAAGGCCGCGGAAGGCCGCGCCGTCCCCGACACAGGCTCCATCCTCGCTGCGCTGAAGGCCAAAGGGGCCGCGCTGCAGGGGACGGTGATCCCGGCGAAACCGTAGTGCTTAGGGGGGCGTGTCCCCCCTAACCTGTACGGTCCCCCGGCGCCAAAAGTCCGGACACGATGGGGCATACCAGCCCCGATAGGAGTTGAGATGAAGTACCCGCAACCGGGTGATGTGGCCACTGCCAAGCTCTATTGGTATTGGGCCGTGAAGTCTGATACCTTCCTCGCTTCCACCTGGAAGATCTCCAACGATTCCGACTTCGTCTTGATCAGCGAGTCGGCCGCACAGTTCACCGTGCCGGAGGGGTTCAAGTACACCCCCATCGCTACGGCCGAGCTGCAGGCCACCCGCGAGAAGGTGGTGGCTGAGTTCACCGCGAAGCTCCGCGACATCGACACTGCCCTGGCCAACCTCCAGGCCATCACCTGGGAGGCCCCCGATGCACGTCCTTGAAGACCTTGACGGCACCAACTGTGCCAGGGGCATCGCGAATGCAGACGGCATCACGCTGACCCTTCTCGCTGCCAGTGGCTTCGGCACCCAGGGGACGTTCTTCCCCGCCGAGTCCCTGACCATTGAAACCGTTGCCGCGGTGAAGGCCCTGCACGAACTGTGCGGCCGCCTTATTGAAGCGCACGAAGAAGCCACTGGCGGAGGTGAAGCATGACCTGCCTCATCACCGGCTGTGCCCTTGTCGATGACGTGCAGCAGCGCGCCGTCTGGGGCGACCTTCACCGCATCGGAGATGTTTACGTCTTCAACGCGGTCCTCAACCCCGACAGGGAAGCCGCGTGGCAGGAAGGCGATGACGCCTACTGCCCCAACGTGACGAAGCAGCTCGTTCTCGCGCGTAGCTGCCCCGATTCGGCGTACTTCGAGCGGCGAGGGGTTGTCATTGTCCACACGAGCCAGGCGAACCTGAACCAGGCGGCTCAAGACTACATCGGGAGGCGGTGATGCAGCAGCCACTTGTCAAACTGAACGAGTTCCATGCGATTGGAGGCAACGTCTTTCACGCGCACTCGGAGTTCTTCGGCAACGGTTACCGAGGCGGGAATGGGCAGTGGTTCTACCCCTCGTTGATGCTCAACATCCACCAGCCGGGGGAGACGGAAGAGCAGGCCTTCTACCCCGCGCAGTCGGTCTCGATGCGCCTGACGCCCCAGCGGTGCCAGGAGCTGTCGGCCTTTTTCGCCAAGGTGGCGCGGCAACTGCAGGGGGTCGAATGAAGCTGCCCTATCACCCATTCCCCGAGGTGGTTGACAGTTCCATGCTGTCCCATATGAAGGCGTGCCAGAGCAAGTGCGCTTTCTCCGACTTCCTGCACTACAAGAGCCGATTTGCGTCGGTTCACCTTGTGGCAGGCAGGGCATTCGCCTCGGGCCTCGAAGCCGGCCGGCGGGCTTTCTACATCGAGGGGAAGCCCGCAGCGGAGGCCATCGCCCTAGGCTGGGAAGAGTGCGTGCGGGACTATGGGCACTTCGCGCCGGATGGCGAGTCGCCAAAGTCCTGGGATCGCATGGCCGGAGCACTCGAGTACTACTTCGAGGCCTACCCGCTCGGGGCAGATGGGGCGAAGCCGCACGTCTTCCGCAAGGACACGCACGGGATCGAGTTCAGCTTCGTTGAGCCCCTTCCCGTCCTGCACCCCGAGACCGGACTCCCCCTGCTCCTCAGCGGCCGAGCCGATATGGTGGCGGATGCCTTCGGCGGGCTCTTCCTCTACGATGAGAAGACGACCGGCCAGCTCGGTAAGAAGTGGATCGAGCAGTGGAACCACCGGAGCCAGTTCACTGCCTACTGCTGGGGCCTGCGGGCGCACGGGATCAAGTCCACCGGCTGTGTCGTGCGGGGCATCGCCATCCGGAAGGAGGGCTACGACACCATGCAGGCGATTACCTATCGCGCTGACTGGGAAGTGGCTCGGTGGCTCGACATGACCTGTCGGACGCTCGAGCGGATGAAGACGAGCTGGCTGGCCGGGGAGTATGAGTACAACCTGGACGGGGCCTGCAACGAGTATGGCGGATGCGGGTTCAGCCGGCCGTGTAAGTCACCAGAGCCGATCAAGTGGCTCGAGAATGACTTCGTGCGCAGGCAGTGGGACCCGGTCACTCGGGTCGAGCGGGATCTGCCCAAACTTTTGGCTTAGGAGGCCTTATGAAACTGTACCTGATCTCCCAGACTGTGAACAACGGCTACGACACTTACGACAGCGCGGTTGTCTGCGCTCCGGACGAAGAAACCGCTCGTCGCATGGACCCCGGCGGTGAAGGCGGCGCTATGGTGAATCCGGAAGACAACTACTGCTGGACGAATGACTTGGCGAATGTGAAGGTGGACTACATCGGGAAGGCCAAGCCCGGCACGCTCCAGCACGTAGTCTGCGCGTCCTTCAACGCAGGCTAACATGCCCGCCCCAGCCGTAGACGAGGGCCGTCTAGTCGAGTGGTTTGTACAGCAGGGTTTGCTGTACTACCACCCGCACTGTAGAAGGCCTGACAAAACTCACGGGCCAGCCTGGGTATTACGCACGCCAGCAATGGTGAATGGAGACGCATGCGAGGTCTGGAACGCGACTTCGGCGCTTGAAGCCCTACGCGACTTCTTTAAGGCCTAACATGCCCGCGAGCTACTTCCTCGGTTCCGCCTACCTCGGGGAGGTCCCACGCCTCTGGTGGAGCCCAACGGAGCGCTCACAGGTTTCCCTCGCCTTCTTCTGCCCCCGTTGCGGGGAGATCTGGGCGAGGGCCCACGATACCGCCACGCAGGAGTGGCACATACTGACCAGAGGGTGCGTGAAGCATCCAACCTGGGCTTTTGAACCAGGGGGGCTTCTCGGCCTATCCTGGTTCAAGAGTCAAGACTTACCGCTTCCGGTGCTCGAGCGGGAGTTTCATCTTTGGTATGAGCACCATAAACGAACGGAGGCCTAATATGGCACGCATCCCGCTGAATGAAACATCGCGCCCCATGACCGAGAAGGAATGGAACGCCCAACAAGCCGCTGCCCGGAAGGAAATCCTCGCCCAAGTCGGGGCTCGCCTCGCTACGGTGCGCGACACCTTCGCCGTCCTGGTCGACCAGGTGGCGGAAGACGTCTACGCCGCCATGCAGACCCAAGGCTTCTGGTCTGGCGACCAGGACTCCACCGGGCAAAAGCTCGCCCTCATCCATAGCGAAGTGAGCGAGTGGCTCGAAGCCGACCGCAAGGGCATCGACGCCGACGACAAGATCCCGGACTACACCGGGCCCGAGGCCGAGGCGGCGGACACCATCATCCGCATCTTCGACCTGGCCGCACGGCACGACATGCGCCTGGGCGCCGCCATCATCGACAAGATGCTGTTCAACCTGACCCGTGAACCCAAGCACGGGAAGAAGTACTGACATGGACATCATCCGCGTGCAACGACTGATCATTTACGAGGGCCCTCGGCATCTAGTCGAAAAGCAGATTGAAAAGTCCGTTCACGGCACTCGCGAGTTCGGGAACGGGACCAAGGTCTTCGCGGTGACCTTAGCCTCCTTCCCCGAAGTCATCCCACCACCCACACCAGTGGAAGAACCCACGCTATGACCACCTTTGATCCCGCCTTCTCCCCACTCGCCGGCCCCAACGTCCTCCTCGAGGGCGAAGGCGGCGTCGGCAAGAACTTCTGCCTCGGCACCCTCGTCGACTCCGGCCTGGAGGTCTTCTGCCTTCAGATCGAATCGGGGCTCGAATCCCTCCTCGGCTACTGGACCGATGTGAGGCCGGACAACCCCAAGCCGAGGCCGATCCCCGCCAACCTCCACTGGCACAAGATCGCGGCCCCGAAGCTGTCCTTCAAGGACTTCGCAGACCAGGCCCTGCGCGTGAACACCCTCGCGCTAGATACCCTGGCCAAGGCGCCTGACCCCAACCGCCACATGCACAACCTGTGGGAGAACGTGTCGCGCGCCCTCTTCGACTTTCCCGATGACCGCACGGGGCAGAAGTTCGGCCCGGTTGACGAGTGGAAGCCAAACCGCGTCCTTGTCATCGACGGCATGACTGGCCTGTGCAAAGCGGCGATGAGCTGCGTCTGCGGCTCCCGCCCGGTGTGGAACCCAGGCGATTACCAGGTGGGTCAGAAGCAGGTGGAAGGCCTTCTCCGCCTCATCTGCGACCACACGAACTGCTGGTTCATCCTCATCGCCCACATCGAGAAGGAGATCGACCAGCTGAACGGTGGCCAGACCATCGGGGTCAGCGCCATCGGCAGCAAGCTCGCCCCTCTGATCCCGCCGATGTTCTCCGACGTTATCCTCTGCACCCGCGAAGGCAACCGCTGGCTCTGGAACACGGCCAAGACCGGCGTGGCGACCAAAGCTCGCAACCTTCCGTGGGCCGATGGGCAGAAGCCCGACTTCGGCCTGATCTACAAAACGTGGGCAACTCGCGCTGCGGCCATCGGCGCGGCCTGACAGGTAGACAAGTCCCGCCCCGGCGGGTAATGTGTTCGTCCTCCCCCGGTTTTCGCGCGTCCGAGGGTTGTAGGCCTCCTACTCAAACTGGCCACAGCGCATTCTCACTTGGAGTCTCATCATGAGCGTCTTTGATCCCAACACCTTCAGTTCCATGACCTTCATCGGCGCCAACGCCACCGAGAGTGTCCCACATCCCATCGGAGAGCACCTGTTCACCATCACGAAGCAGGAAATCACCGCCTGGCAAGGCAAGCAGGACACGAGCAAGTCCGGCCTGAAGTGCACGCTGGCCCTCGAGTCGGTGGACCCCGATGGTTCGATCAAGGCTGTCACCGGCCGCGAAAAGAACAACCTGCGCTATGAGATCATGCTCGACCTGACCCCCGAAGGTGGCCTGGACATGGGCAAGGGCATGAACGTCCGCCTGGGCCGTGCGCGCGAGGCCTGCAACATCAACGACCCGACCCGGCTTTTTGCCTTCGACATGTTCGTCGGTCACCAGGTCAAGGGCATGGTCATCCACGAGACGTACAAGAACCAGCTGATGGCCAACGTCGACAGCATCGCGAAGGCCTAATCTTTTCGGGGCTCCCTGCATAGTGTTTTGAAGGCCAGGCTGACCAGGGCGAATAGGGTCTCAACTCCCCGAACTAACCCCAGCATCTCTTAAAAACGGGTGCGTCAGATGTAAGCCGGTACGATCACTCCCTGTATAGCCCCACCTTTTTGGAGAACCCCATGCAACGAATCGAATCCCCTCGCACCGACGACTCCGCCATCGAAGCGGAAATCAAGGCCAAGGGCCTGACCGCGCCGCGCGTCACGCCGGCTGACATTGAAGAAAACATTGTCAGTTTCCACTACTTCACCGCCGCCGAGGGCGCCTGGGGCGACACCCACCTCAGCCACGAGTACGAAGGCAGCCCGCTCCATCTGCTGACCTTCTGCGTCTTGGTGCTGCGCAATGGCTTCACCGTCACCGGCGAGTCGGCCTGCGCCAGCCCCGAGAACTTCGACGCCGAGGTGGGCAAAAAGATTGCCAGGCAGAACGCCGTGAACAAGATCTGGCCGCTGCTGGGCTACCAACTCAAGCAGCGCCTGCATGAAGAAGCTGTCGAAGTCGGCGCGTTGAATCTTCCTTGAGCCCCTCGGGGCACAAACCGTGGGGGCTCCGGCCCCCATTTTAGCGAGTGGGTTTCACCGCCCACTCCCTAAAGTGTCTACGGACACCCTCACCGCAAGGCGGATTATAACGGGGGTTGATTATGGCAGCATTATCGGCGCCGGGGAAAACGGCGGAAAATAGGGCTCGGGGGCCGCCGGGTAGGGTACTACCTGCCAGCGGGACTATCCCCGTAAACGCCCATTTTCCCCTATTGCCGAGGCATTCAATGTCCACCATACCCGCCACACCCCCGCGCCAGCAGTACATCCTGGCCACCTCCCTCACCATCCCAGACGACGGCCAGCGGCAGGCTTTCGACGGAGACAAACAGATGGAGCTTGCACGCTCCATCGCATCCCGCGGTCTGATCCACGCCATCGTTGTGCGCCCTGATGGGCATACCGTCGTAGTTGGCAGGCGCCGGTTGAAGGCCATTCGGGAGCTGCTGCCCCTTCTCGGTGGCCGCTTTACCTATGCCGGAGAAGACGTGCCGTCTGGCCATGTCCCCTGCGTTGTGCTCCAGACCAACGACCCGTTGGAGCTGGAAGAGATCGAACTTGCCGAGAATGAAATCCGGGCCGACCTGACCTGGCAGGAGAAAGCCGCCGCCACGGCGAAGCTCATGCGGATGCGGCAGATTCAACATGCGCGGGCATTGGCCAGCTACAGCCCCGCCGACGGAGATGAGGCTCCGGTTGCCCCTTCCGTTGCCTCCATCGCACTCGAGACCCGCGGGACTGCGGAGCCCTGGCAACGGGCCGAGACGAAGAATGAGTTGATCGCCGCGCAACACCTGAACGACCCGGCGGTGGCCAAGGCTGGGTCGCTGAAGGACGCTATGAAGATCCTGGTAAAGCGGGATGAGGCGAATCGGACGACTGCGCTGGCGCTGGCCGTGGGCAAGACGCACCGCTCGGGGGACCACACTGTCTTGAACGTGAATTGCTTGGACTGGATGCGCGACCCCGCTAACCACGGCAAGTTCGATGTCATCCTGACTGACCCGCCTTACGGCATGGGGGCGCATGAGTTCGGAGACGGGGCTGGCCGGCTCGCCAACATCGAGCATCACTACGATGACAGCTATGAGGCCTGGAAGCTGCTCATGGCGGGCGAGGGCATTCAAACCGGCCCAGTGACCTTCGAGCCAGAGCGTCTTGGCTGGTGCGCCCTCTCTTTTGCCGTCGCGAAACCCGAAGCCCACTGCTACGTCTGGTGCGACATTGACCGCTTCCACGAGCTGCGCAAGTTGATGCAAGACGCTGGCTGGCGCGTTCACCGCACGCCCTTGACGAACTTCAAGAAGTCTTCGGGCCGCGTGCCTTGGCCGGACATGGGCCCTCGCCGCCAGTCCGAGTGGTGCCTGTACGCCGTTAAAGGCGACCGGAAGACCAACTACATCGCTTCCGACGTCATCGTGACCGAGGCGGATGAACAGCTCTCCCACGGCGCGCAGAAGCCGGTCGCCCTGTACGATGACCTCCTCCGCCGGAGCGTGAAGCCGGGGAATGCGGTACTGGACTCCTTCGGGGGAACGGGCACGCTGCTGCCCGCGGCGCACGCCCTCAAGTGCTACGCGACGGTGCTCGAGCAGAACCCGACGTACTATGGGATTTGCCTGGAGCGGGTCGCCAGCCTCGACACCACGCAGAAGGAGCTGCCGCTGTGAACCAAGAAGACTTTACCAACCAAGTCAACGACATCCTGGAGCACTGCCATCAGATGCTCGTGGTCAAAGGCGGAGAGTACGCTGGCTCGGAAGACCGACTCGCCAACTTCAAGCGTGGGGCAGCCCTCACGGGCTGCACCCCATTGCAGTGCCTCTTCGTCTACATGAGTAAACACTATGACGCGGTGGCCACTTACATCCGTGACGAGGCCGCGGGCAAGCAGCGTCCGCGCTCCGAGCCCATTGACGGCCGTTTTAACGACCTTATCAACTACGCTATCTTAGCGCAGGCCTTGATCGAAGAACAGCGGCGGGGAGCTTCATGACTGACTTTAAAGTCCAGTGCTGGGCAACCGGCCCTTGCCCTGCCCGCCTCATGGTCGTGGGGGAGGCCCCGGGTAAGGCCGAGGTCGCCTCCGGGAAGGCCTTCGACGGCGCTTCCGGCGATATGCTCAATGAGCTGATGGCCAAGGCCAAGCTCCCCCGCGGCCTCGCCTTCGTCACGAACGTTTTGCGCGAGATGCCGCCCTGGGCCGGGAAGGGCCCCGACTTCGACCGCTACTTCCCTGACCGGGTGAAGGATCGGACGCCAGAGCACCGCTTCGTGAACAACCGCTGGGCCTCCCCCGAGGCGCTGTTCGGCCTCGAGAAGCTCCGGTGGGAGATCGACGAGTGCAAGCCGGATGTCGTCATCGCTTGCGGCAATGCGGCCCTGTGGGCGCTGTGCGGGAAGTGGGGCATCCGCAAGTGGCGGGGCTCCATCATCCAAGGCGAGTGGAACGGGCACAAGTTCAAGATCATCCCGATCATCCACCCAGGCGGGGTCTTCCGCGAGTGGTCCCTGCGCCCCCTGATCCTTCACGACCTCCGGCGGGCAGCGACGCAACTCGCGCTGGGGCCGATTGTCAACAAGCCTGCGATGAAGTACATCATTCGCCCGACGTTCAAGCGGGCGGTATGGGCCTTGCGGGGTTTGCGGCGCCGATTAGACGAGAGTAATGGGCGCATGAAACTTTCCGCTGACATCGAAACCCGAGCGGGGCATATCGCCTGCCTGGGCATCGGTTGGTCCAAGACGCAGGCCATCTGCATCCCCTTCATGTGCGTGGAAAGGCTTGACGGCTACTGGACCGCGGAAGAGGAGACCCATCTCATCGAGCTGACACGGGGTATCCTATCCCACCCTTCCGCCCACATCATCGGGCAGAACTGGTGCTATGACAGGCAGTACCTCCACCGCTGGCACTTCTACACGCCAGGCCTGGGCCGCGACACGATGGTCAGCCATCACGCGATGTTCTCGTACAGCGAGAAGGGGCTCGGCCACCTCTCAAGCCTCTACTGCGAGAATCACCTCTACTGGAAGGACGACGGCCGCCTCTGGGATCCGTCCAAGCCTGAGGACGAGTACTGGACTTACAACTGCGATGACTGCACCCGCACCTTCGAGGTTGAGGAAGGGGAAGAGCAGGCCCTGCGGGAGCTGACACCCGGCTGGCCCAAGCTGCCCGAGGTCGAGGCCTTCCAGACCCGCCTGCAGGGCCCCGTGCTCCGCATGATGCTCCGAGGGGTGCGCTCGGACGAACTAGCCCGAGCGAAGATCAGCATGGACCTCATGAAGCGCATCGGGGAGATCGCGGCCGAGGTCAATCACATCGCAGGGGTTGAACTGAACATCCGGTCACCTGCCCAGATGGTTGACTTCTTCTACCAGCAGCTGAATCAGAGCCCGATCTACGGCCGCCTGCCCAACGGTATGCGGGGCAACCTGACTACCGACGACGACGCCCTCCAGAAGCTCTGGTCCCGCGAGCCGATTCTCCGCCCCCTTATTGACCGGGTGCAGGCCCTCCGTAGCGCCGGCGTGTTCCAGTCAACCTTCGTCAACATGCGCCTGGATACAGACGGCCGGCTTCGCTGCTCCTACAACACGGCAGGGACAGTGACCTATCGGTTCTCCTCCTCCAAGAACGCTTTTGACTCGGGTGGCAACCTTCAGAACGTCCCCGTGGGTGACGAAGACGAAACCGAGATCATCCCGCTCCCCAACATCCGCAAGCTCTTCATCCCAGACCCCGGCCACACGATGTTCGACATCGACGGAGACTCGGCCGACCTCCGCATCGTGACTTGGGAATCCGGCTGCCGCCAGATGCAGGCCTACTTCTCCGAGAAGGCCAAACCCTACGTCGAAATCGCGAAGGAGTTCTACCGCGACCCCTCCATCACGAAGCACCACCCTTCCTACAAGTCGATGAAGGCCCTCTGCCACGGGTCGAACTATGGGGGCACTGGTCCGGGCCTGTCCGAGCGCATCGGCCTCCCGGTCCACGACGTTGAACGCATGCAGAAGTGGTATTTCGGTATGTGCCCCGAGATCAAGGCCTGGCAGGACGACATTCGCAACCAAGTAAGGGGCCGTGGTTGGATCGAGAACCCCTTCGGCTACCGCATGTACTACCAGGACCGCTACTCGGAAAAATTGGCCAACGAGGCTCTGGCCTGGACTCCGCAGTCATCGGTGGGCATACTCATCAATCGAGCCCTTGTTCAGATTGATGAACAACTGCCTTGGTGCCAGCTGCTGCTGCAAGTCCACGATTCGCTGACCGGCCAGTTCCCCTCCTACATGGGCGGGGAAGCCACGCGGGAGATCATCCGCGCCGGGTCGGTGGAAGTGCCCTGCCGCACTGGCACCATCGTCGTTCCCATGGGAGTAAAGACGAGTCAGAAAAGTTGGGGAGACTGTGAGTGACACGCCGCCATCCAGATTGGTTGAAAGCCTACCTTGAATACTCCTCCTATTCCGAGGCCCAGCCTCACATGCGATTCTGGTGTGGCATCAGCGCCATCGCCGGAGCCCTGCGACGCAAAGTCTGGATCGACCAGTTCTACTTCAAGTGGTTCCCCAACTTCTACATCGTCCTTGTGGCGCCCCCAGGCGT